TCTAGATATGGATTTACTTGGCTTAAGAATTGATTTCTTGTAGCAATTGTGTTTTGTTCAAATACTAAGTTTTGTGCTACTTGAGAAATATAAGACTTAAGAGAAATTAATAATCTACGAACATTTACTCTATCAAGAGCTGAGGCTTTAGTTTGTAATGTTTTCTGACCATATGCTACTATTCCAGTTCCTGGGAATGTTGCTATTGGATTTACTTTATTTGAATATAAAGTATCACGGTTAGCTTGAGTTAATTTCTTTTCAGCTCTTATTACATTTCCTAATCCACCTCTGTTAATACCAGCTGGGGCGAACCAAGGCTCACTTACATTATCATTATAAGCGTAAACACCTACCATCATTGTTGATGCTGGAACCCATACTAATTGAGCTGAGTCTGGGTCAATTGTTTGAACCCAAGGCCAATATGTAGCAGCATATGATGTGTTTTTAGCATTTGCTTGAGTTGTAACATCACCTATATTTGAACCAAATGGTACTAAATCAGATATATAAATAGAATCACCTCTATTTTGAGTGTTATTAATAATAGCTGTTATTTGTGAAGCACCTAAATCTGCTGTTGAAGCAAATAAACCAGGAACTACCAATACATTAAATCTATAATCATCAGCATTAGCTAATAAGTTAATCATACCATTATAATCTGAGGATGAGATACCTTGAGGTGCAGTTGTAGCACTATTAATGTTATTATGATAATCAGCTCCTCCACCATAAAATAAATCACCTGTTGCTCCACCAAATGTTCCATTGGTATTGAAAGGTATAGATGAAGTAAATTCAGATTTAGCTAAACCATTGTTTCCTAAATAGAAAGGAGTTGGAGAATTTACTGATGCTACATAGACGTATCTTGATCTTGTTGGAAAATCACCAATTACCTCAATCTGATTATCTTGTGAACTAAATTGTTGGAATTGATTACCAATTACTTTAGATACATAGTTTGGTTGGGTTGGGTCTAATGATAAGTTAGTCCATGTTTCTAATACAACTGGATTGATATTATCATCGTCACCTCTTCTGATTAATAAACTAAATGTACCTGAGGCTGTGTCTCTGTTTGTAATTTGCCATCTTACATTATCTGCTGATCCTGATATTAATGAATTGTTAGATCCTGTAGGTCCAGCATTATTCATTATATTTCCTTCAGAAATAGTTTTTAATTCTAAAGCTTCAGTACCTATAGCACCACTAAATTTAGTAACAGTACTTCCTGATGTAAATGTAAATTCATTTAATAATAAATAATTAAATTCACCTCCTACTACACCAGCATCTAATTTAATTCCAGTTGATGCTGATACTGAAGATGTTATACCAGATAATACAGTACTGTATGGGGCAATTGATTTACTTACATTAAATACTGCTGATGCAGTAGCCGCATAATCTGCTGCTGTACTAGCTGCAAATGAACCTGTATTAACAGATATTCTAGTTGATGTATTTGCTACTGTAGATCCAGTAAAGAAGAATTCAATACCATTAACACTAAATGAACCTGAACCAACAGCAGCTACACTAGCTGAAACATAAGTTAAATTAGCGTTTACAGAGGCTGTACTAGCTAAATTTAAATTATAGATACTAGAAGAAGCTGGATTGAATGATCCACTTACTACTCTAGCTACTAATAATGTTTCACCACCGTTGTTAAAGTAATTGAAAGCTGCTACTGATGTAAAGTAGCTTTGAACTTGACCACCACTTATGAATGTAGTACCAAATTTGTTTTGATACTCACTATAAGATGTAACAATAGTTGGAATTTCTACTGGACCTTTTACTGTTGGTCCTATAATAGCTGCTCCAACCGTTACTGGTTGAGATGATACGAATGAATTGTCGTTTTCCAGTGCTAATACGCCTGGGGATATTAAGGTTTCTGCCATATTTTATAATTTTGTTGATTATAAATATGACAGAAACTTTTAAAAATCGATGTTAGGCCTCAACTTTTGTAATCTCTCCAGTCTCTGGATTAACTGAAATAGGACCATACTTTTCACTCATTTGTTTTCCATAGTCTATTTCTTCTTGTTGAAGTTCAACTAATGTTTGTTTTGCTTTTTCATGTCTAATTTCAAGTGAAATTTTAGCTACTTCAATTTGACCTAATTCATTAATTAAAGCTTGACCTTTATCTTGAAGATTTTGCAATTTTTGTAATTCTTCTGTTGTTAATTTTTCCATGTTTTATTTGATTTTTAAAATTTTATTTATTGATTTAATTATTTGATCTGGGGTGATTGTTTTAGTACATTCAAATTGTCTTGGAGTATCTTTATGATCAGGACACCATTCCCAATCTCCTGGGTTTAGCCAATGTCTGTTAAAACATCCAGTACATACTGATTTATTTTCAGGGAATATACGTTCACAGTCTTGCATTTCAGTATATGGATAACTAAAACCAGATATTAAAATTGTAGGGGTGTTTAATGACCATGATAACCAACTTAATCCACTACCTACTCCTATAAATGCTTTAGCATCTCTAATATCAATCATTCGGTCTTTAATATCTATATGATATCCAGTTTTATTTATTACTCCAGTTAGTGTACCTCCTAATTTTGAATCATGCCATTCATCATTTAAAGGCTCTCCAGTTAACATAACTACTTTATATCCTTTTTCATTTAAATAGTCTATTATAGATTGCCATCCTTTTTCATACATCCAGTACTTAGCATGAGCTGAAGCATGAGGTGCTATTACTACATATTCTCCTTCAATATCTGTTTTTATATTAGGTGTAACTAGATTTGGTTTTGTTTCACTATAGCTTAATCCTAAAATTTCACTAGCTGTTTGTTGTAATGGATATTTTTTAAAATCAATTGGTACTTTATCATATACTACTTTTTTATTATCATAAAACCATCCAATTGGATACATAGCATATAAATCATTCGCTACTGTACCTGGTTTTATAAATTCAATATTTGGATAGTTTTCTTTAAACCAATCATTATGGAATGTAGAACATACAACATCACACATAAATGTTTTTCTAAATTCTTCTACATATGGAAACCAAGCTAATGTATCACCTAAGGCTCCTGAATCTAAAGCAATATAGACTCTTTTACCTGTTGGATCCCAATCATGTTCATACACTAAATTATTGTTTTGATAAACTTCTACTCGCCAATTAATACAATATTTAATATTAGTACGAGTCCACATGTTATTACTAAGTGTAGTTTCATGGAGTACTTTTTTAGTTTTTCGATCTATAAATTTAGCTTTATATTCTAGATTTACAGGACCTAATATTTCTAAGAAAGCACCATCTATAAAATTAATTATAAATTTATTTTGTGGTTTTTTATTCTCTAAATTTAGGATTGGGGTATTGTTGTATTCGTTAATTAATATGTTTTTCATGATTTCCAATAATATATAAAACTTTGATAATATCCAAGAGAAACAAAATGATTATTAAAACCTTTATCAGCAAAAAATTTAACAAATTTTAATCGTTCTTCATTTCTTTGTTCTTCATTTAAATTTTGAGTGTCTTCATGATATTCAAAAAATATTTTTTGTATTTTATCCCATGTTATTTGACTTACATTTTCAAAAACATATTTTTCATGACCTTCAATATCACACTTCATATAATCTACTTTACTAAGATTATGTTTCGCAAAAAATTGATCTAATGTAATACATTGAATTGGTTGTACATCCCACCAATCAGGCCATTTAGAAATATCAATATACCCTTGTTCTGTACCTATAGCTATATTATCTACGATCCAATTATAACTTTTATTTTTATTTAAAGCCTCAAACACTCCAGGATCTGGTTCGATACAATATATTTTAGAACATCCTTTGGACTCAGCTCTAATAGCAGACATACCAATGTTAGCCCCTAAATCTAAATAAATATCACCATATTGCATTCCAGGTCCATGGATATTTAATTCATCATGTATTAAATTACCATAAGCCATTGATCCTTCCCAACCATATCTATTTCCTATATCATTTATATCACCTGATATATCCCATGTTGATATGTCAATTAGTTGGTTATTTTTTGTATAAAATTTAGTTCGCATGTTCATTATATAAATTTATTAATTCTTTTGAACGATTGTACCATGATAATTCTTTAGCTGTTTCTGAACATTTTGTTCTATATAATTCCCAATTATTCATTATATCATCTAATCCTCTAGACATTTCAAAGACATCTCTAGGTGACCTCCAAGCCCCATGAAATATAGTTTCATGTTCCCAATCTGCAATTAATGGTAAACCAGAAGCTACTGCCTCTAACATTGTTAAATTAGGATGACCTGCCTCTAACATTGTTGGATGTATAAATATATCATGTTGATGGTATAGATTTAATAGTTGTTCATTTGGTAAATCAAATATAATATTAAGTTTTGGATAAGCCAACACCCATAAATGATTATTAAAGAAATGTTTATTATTTGATGGTCCTGCTATTGTAATAGGTAGATTACGAGCTTGAGCTAATGCTATTCCATATGTAAATCCTTTTCTATCAAAACCAGGATCACCTGCTAATCCATTGTTAGCTATCATAAGTAATTTAGGTTCAGTAGGTTTAGATTTATTTATAGGATAAAATTCTTCATTGTTTATACCATGTGAAAAATAATAAACATTTGGTAACTCAAAATAATTAACTAAATATCTTGCTGGAACTAAGGAAAATACTGATTTTTCCATAGCCTCTTTATTTTGTTTATATACATCAGATGTTTTTCCATAATGAAAAGCATGATGGTCATGATGTTGAAAAATATATGGTATTCCTTTATCAGCTAATTCTAATGCTAAATTAGCAACATGAACCATTACTAAATCATATTCTCCTGGTTTAACTTCGTTAGCCCATTTTAAATCTACTTGATGACCTAATTTTTTAAGATTCACCATAAATTCCCATACTATTTTTTCTATTGCTCCCCAAGATGGAGGAGGAACTGATATCCCACAACCTGGATGTATTTGTGCTATTTTCATTTTAATATAAGTAAACCGTTTTGATTAATTTTATTTTCAAAATAATCTTTATCTATTTTAATAACTTTTGTTTCAATTAAAGAACCATTTATTTCATCAAATGATTTATATTTTATTTCATATATATTTTCTATATTTGAAAATATTTGTTTAAACCATGACATTTTATTGGTAAAATTTATATTATCATCAGATATAAGATTATCATTTTCAGTTATTGTTATATTAATAACTCTACTATCTTGAAAATTATTTACATGTAAAAATACAGCAAATTGATTTAGATTATCTTTTATAGGGATTACTGAAAAATATTCGATTCTAGAGTAATCTTTATGTTCAAAATTTTCAGTTATTAAATTATTGAATTTAGATTCTTCTTCCCAATATATTTTATCTTTATCTTGATTAAATGTATGATATGCTAAATTTTCCAAACCATTAGATTCACTACCCCATTTTACCATTAAATCATCATAATCTTTAGATGTTTTAATTAATGGAAAATGATTTAAATAGAACTGTGGATCAGATGCTAAAAAGAAAGTAGTAACTGTATTACCTTCTTGTTCTTTTTTTAAACAAACATATGCTTTTTTATTATTTAAAATTAAAGATATATTATCTATATATAAAGAATTTTTTAAATAGTAATCATAATTTAAAAAGTACAATTTTTTAATACCTAAATTATTAGCTAATACAGCTGCATTATAATAATTTGTATAAACAGCAGGTCCATGATATACATCATTATCTTCTCCGGTTAAATTTAAATCAACTCTCCATGTATCATAATCAACCCATGTGTGTTTATAGAATGTATGTTTAGTTAAAATATTATTAGAATCATATAAACAATAATCTACAATTTTTTGTAATTCTTCAGGAATAGGAATATGAGATGTTAATATAATTTTTCTACCAGTTTGTCTTAAAGATTCAATACATTCTTTAGTTGTTTGTATTGTAGAACTTGATATAGGGTATGTTGATATAACAATTGCTTCTTCATCAAGATTTATATTATTATTTTGTTCTAGAGTATTTTTGATTATATCACAATTTGTTCTAAAACTATCAAAATCAAGATAATTTACTTTTTCAAACTTATCAAAATAATTCTGATATACCTCTAGATTGTAAATTAAGGTTGGTATCTGATATGATATTGCCTCTCGGATTACTAAAGGCATTGTTTCTTTATCATTGTTTGTTCCTCTAGAAGTAAACAAAAACAAATCCATTGCTTGATAAAAAGCATCTACATCTGTTCTTTCATTCCACCATGTTAAATTAGGAGGAGTGTTTTGTTCTAATGGTTCCCAATACCATTTAAAGTTGTCTGCTCTATTACCTAAACTATGAAACTCATACTCAGGAAATGCTTTAGCATATTCAAAGAATTCTTTTTGATTCTTTCTTGATGTGTATAACCCAACGTGTAAAATGTGTTTTTTTGTTGGATCTAAGTGTAAATTACGTAGTACCTCAGTACGGTCGGGACGTTCTATATATTCAATAGGATATTCGATTAATACACTAGGTACATCAATGCTCTTATATTGATCTATCTGCCATTGTGAGACAAACATAAATTTGTCTGGAAAGAACTGTTTATTTGATACATCATATGATGAGTCATGAGATGTTTCTACAATAACATATTTTCTATTAGGATTATATATTTGTTTAGTAATATCAGAATCCATAAAAAATTCTGGTATTTCTTCTAAATGAATTATATCTGGTTTTATTTTAGATATAATGTTAATTAGTTCTTGTTTGTTGTCTCCTAATGTAAAAAACTTATCACTGTCGATAAGCTTTACAATTTTATTTCTAGTAACTACTAAAACACCACCTGTACAATCAACCCATTCTACAAGATAAATTTCAAATTTATCTTTAAGTAGTTCTATTTTTTTAGTTAGATATTGTGGTAATCCCCCAGTTGATAGGTGAGGGGCTATATATAACAGTTTTTTCATAACAATAATATAATAACTAATTTTTAGTTTTCCAAACCTAATTAATCTAATTCTGTAGGTATTTCTACTATTTCAAATACTGAACCTGAAGATAAAGTTTCTAATGATCCTGTAACTTGTTCAGTAACATATAGTAGATATTTGTTTACTACATCTATACCTTGGTTGTTTATTGAGGCGGAAGCATTTGGGATATAGAATGGAAGACATGTAATAGCTTGACTTCCGCTTTCATACATTTCTTTAGAATGATACATAAAACAGTCTACTGGTGTATCTTGACCGCTTTGGGGAAGATGAAGTACTAAACGAAAATATGGATTTGAATATGTTCCATAATTGTACTCAAAATTTGATGTTGTTTGAATTGCCATAATTATTTATTTATAAATATTAATTTTAAAAGTTATTAAGCAGGTTGATATACTGGGATAGCATAATCTACACCATTTATATTAATTTGAAGCCAAGTATCAGGAACCCCCATAGCTATATTATCTGTGGCTGTATTTGTTAATAATGTATCTACACTACCTCCTAAACTATTGGGGGTAGAGGATGTACTATCTATTCTTACTGTTCCAGCTACATGAAGTTTTGCTTGTGGAGATGTTGTCGCTATACCTACATCACCAGCTTCTGGTTGTAGTACTAAATTACCGTAAGCTGTACCCTCAGTAGTTACTGATTGTATTAAATTATATCCTGATGTAGATGCTGAAGATCCAAGATACATAAATGTACCATTAGTTGCTGTGTTACCTATTGCTAGAGAACGTTGAGGAGTTCCTGCTGGACCTCTATTTGCTATCACTACAGGGTATAAAGGAGAAGAAGTTCCAATACCTACGTTTCCATCATCTCTTACAAACAATAGGCTTGTTGGGGTTGAGTTGGTTACATTGAGAGCTGATGTTGCTGATGTTGTGCCTGAGCCTTGGACTACTAGGCGAGAGCCTGGACTTGTCGTGCCAATGCCGACGTTGCCTGATGCATCAATACGCATCCGTTCTGCCTCACCCGTTTTTAGACTTAAAATAGAACCGTTTAATTCTAAAGGTATATTTGCATTACCAGCATCGTTAAATGCATTTATTTTAATTCCGGAAGTATTTGTTGTACCAGTTTGTATTGCTACGTTTATATCCGTGGCAGTCTTAACTTGTAATTTTGCAGTTGAGAATGGCGCCGTCGTGCCAATGCCTACATTACCTGTTGAGCTAATAACTAATCTTTCAGTACCATTTCTACTAATTACTAATCCTTCTATATCAGCGCCCCCACCACGTGTAGCAGACAACATCCAATTTTCGCTATACCAATTGAACTTAATTCCAGCAACTGAACCATTTGTAGTGTTTGTTGCCGCTGCTGGATTATAAACCGCTTGGTCGCCAAGAAATTGACCAACACTTCTAGAGTCTCCAGCTGCGTTTCCTAATTTTATAGAATTTGTAGCAAGGCCAACCGTGTTTGTAACAACATCAAGCAAAGAACTTGGACTCGTAGTACCAATGCCGACGTTGCCTGATGCATCAATACGCATACGCTCTCCTCTTGCTGCCCCATTCCAAGTTCCAAAGGCTAATGATTCAGCACCGTTGCCAGCATTCGTATTTATAGCTTCAATGAATGAACCATACCCTGAGAATGAAGCTCCAGCGTTTGTCGCAAATCTAATTCCAGCTTTATTGTCTAACGTAGATGCTGCGGGGTTATCAATAAACAAAAATGCCCCTTCTCCACCTGCCGATGATTTACTTAAATGTAGCAGTGCTTCAGGCGCCGTCGTCCCAATACCGACGTTGCTATCATCTCTTACAAACAATAGACTTGTTGGAGTTGAGTTGGTTATATTTAGAGCAGAGGTTGCTGATGTTGCACCTGAACCTTGGACTACTAGACGGGAGCCAGGGGATGTTATTCCAATACCTACGTTGCCATCTTTCCTTATTCTCATTAGTTCGGCAAACGTTGTACCGTCATAGGTGCCAAAAAGAATTCCCCCAGTAGAAGCCGCAGCTGCGCCACTATAAATTATAAGTTGATTACTGCGTATTCCTAGACCGTATTTATCTGAGGTTCCATCGTAAAGATAAATTTTATTATCTTGGACTGATGTTCCTAGACTTAAAAGAGCGTTCGGGGTAGTAGTACCAATACCCAACCTACTATTAGTTATATCTGCAAATAGGAATGGTACACTTTGTATTGTAGTAGTACCTGTAGTTCGTACTAAAAAGTCTGGTTGGTTTGTAAATACACCACCTGATATTCCACTTGTACCATTAAATGATATACCTGAAGTACCAGCTGAACCTGAGGTACCTGAGGTACCTGAAGCACTTGAGGAACCTGAACTTCTAGCTAAACCTGAAGTGCCACTTGAGCCTGATGTACCACTTGTACCTGAGGTAGAGCTTACACCTGAAACACCTGCGTTACCATTTGTGCCTGAGGATCCGTTTGTACCTGAGGTACCTGAGGCTGCACTTGTTCCTGAAGTACCTATTGCTCCATTTGTACCTGAAGATCCATTAGTACCTGAGGTACCTGAGGTGGCACTTGCACCTGAGGCTCCAGCGTTACCTGAGGTACCATTTGATCCTGAAGTGCCTGAAGTACCTGAGGTTCTAGATAAACCTGAAGCTCCTGCATCACCAGATGTACCTGAAGAACCTGAGGTGCCTGAAGTGCCTGAACTTTGGGATAGACCAGATGTACCTGAAGAACCTGAGGTACCTGAAGTACCTGAGGTTGAACTAACACCTGAGACACCTGCATTACCATTTGTACCTGAGGATCCTGAAGTACCTGAGGTGGCACTGGCTCCTGAAGTACCTATTGCTCCATTTGTACCTGAAGAGCCATTAGTACCTGAGGTACCTGAGGCCGCACTTGCACCTGAAGTGCCTATATCTCCTGATGTACCACTTGAACCTGAGGTACCTGAGGTACCTGAGACTGTACTTGTACCACTTGTCCCAATATCACCAGATGTACCTGAAGAACCTGAGGTACCTGAGGTACCTGAAGTTCTAGCTAAACCTGATGTACCTGAAGAACCTGATGTACCACTTGTACCTGAGGTAGAACTTACACCTGAGACACCTGCATTACCTGAGGTACCATTTGAGCCATTTGTACCTGAGGTTCCTGAAGCTGCACTGGCACCTGAGGAACCTATATCTCCTGATGTACCACTTGTACCTGAACTACCTGAAGTACCTGAACTTCTAGCTAGACCTGATGTACCTGATGATCCTGAGGTACCTGAAGTGCCTGAAGTTGAGCTTACTCCTGAAACTCCAGCATTTCCTGAAGTACCAGAAGAACCATTTGTTCCTGATGTACCTGAAGAACCTGAGGTACCTGAGGTACCTGATGTTCTAGATAGTCCTGAGGAACCTACTAGTCCTGATGTACCACTTGAACCTGAAGTTCCACTTGTACCTGAGGTAGCACTTAAACCTGACTGACCGTCTGCACCTGCTGTACCACTTGAACCATTAGTACCAGAAGTACCTGATGTACCTGAAGCACCAGATGTTCTAGATAAACCAGAAGAACCTACTAAACCTGAAGTTCCACTTGAACCTGAAGTACCTGATGTACCTGAGGTAGCGCTTAATCCAGATTGACCATCTGCTCCTGCTGTACCCGATGAGCCATTTGTACCAGATGTACCTGAAGTTCTAGATATTCCTGATGAACCAACTAGACCTGATGTGCCTGAAGAGCCACTTGATCCTGAAGTGCCTGAAGTTGAGCTTAGTCCAGATTGACCATCTGCACCTGCTGTACCTGATGAGCCACTTGAGCCTGATGTACCTGAGGTTCTAGACTGTCCTGAAGAACCTACTAAACCTGAGGTACCTGAAGAACCAGAAGAACCAGATGTACCTGAGGTAGCACTTAAACCTGATTGTCCGTCTGCACCTGCTGTACCTGAGGAACCTGATGAACCACTTGAACCTGAAGTTCTAGATAAACCTGATGAACCTACCAAACCTGAGGTACCACTTGAACCTGATGAACCTGAGGTGCCAGATGTAGCACTTAAACCTGATTGACCATCTGCACCTGCTGTACCTGAAGATCCATTTGATCCTGAGGTGCCTGAAGTACCTGAGGTTCTAGATAATCCTGATGAACCTACCAAACCTGAGGTACCACTTGAACCTGATGAACCTGAGGTGCCAGATGTAGTGCTAAGGCCAGATTGACCATCTGCACCTGCTGTACCTGAGGAACCTGATGAGCCTGATGTACCTGAGGTTCTAGATAATCCAGAAGAACCTGTTAGACCTGATGTACCTGAAGAGCCTGAGGAACCAGATGTACCTGAGGTAGCACTTAATCCTGATTGACCATCTGCACCTGCTGTACCTGAGGAACCTGATGTACCACTTGAGCCTGAACTGCCTGAGGTTCTAGATATTCCTGATGAACCTGTTAGACCTGAGGTACCTGAGGATCCTGAAGTGCCTGAGGTACCTGAAGTAGCACTTAAACCTGACTGACCGTCTGCACCTGCTGTACCTGAAGAGCCACTTGAGCCTGAAGTACCTGATGAGCTACCTGATGTACCTGATGAACCAGTTATACCTGATGTACCTCTTGAACCTGAGATACCACTTGAACCGGAAGCACCACTTGAACCTGATGTACCGTTTGAGCCTGATGTACCACTTGTACCAGAAGTACCTGCTGTTCCTGATGTGCTTGTTGATGATACTTGAACTAAAGATACAAGACCTGTATCATCTATTGTTAATACATAATTTTCCCATCCTTGAGTAACTACAGGTAGATTATTTTTATTAAAACCTAAAGAGTTGTTAAAAAATCCTCTACCTTTATCTGGACTATCTAACCTATTAACTCCACTACTTCTATTTTCAGCCATCTATATGATTGTTTCATATAAATATTGAAAATTTTACAAAATGTATTTAGTTTTGTTCTTTAGATTCAACTCCGTATTTTATCCATTTATACCATATTCTTTCGTGAACATAATATTGGATAGGTTTCCATACTAATTCTATAATACTAAAGGCAGTACTTATTTTAATACTGCCTGTTATAACCCACATTGTTATAAAACCTATTCCTGTACTTAAGATACGATAACGTATGGTTTTGGCTATATGTCTTTTATAGTCTACCATCTTGTTTCATTTGTTCTCTAATTTTAGTTGCTGATATGTCAGCAATTTCTGTAGGTGGGATATGTTCTATAATATCATATCCTACTCCTCTTCCAAAATTGATTGAAGTAATATTTGGTACAACCATAACAACTACATTTCCATTTTTTACACCCTTACTATAATATTCTTCAATATTTTGTTTTACTTGTTCAGAGGTAAATGGATTTTTTTCACTTACTGGTGTATCACGTATCATAATACAGATATTTTTATCTGAATTTAATGCTTGTGAGAATAAATTTTTATGCCCGTCATGTAGAGGTTGCCATCTACCTAAGAACATTGCGAATCCATCTTCATCATTAACCATTGATGATTCTACATGATATTTTTTATCCCATATTTTATTATCCATGAATATAATTTAAAATAGTACTTAAGCTTTGTCCTGGTGTTTGGTTAGTAGTATCAATATCTATAAAATTAGATAATGGTGGTTCATAATCTTCTACATGAAATTGTTCTCTGCCTCTAATTTCAGTTGTATGAACATATATTTCAGTTATATTTCCTAAAGATTTAAATTCTTCTCTTAATTCTCTATAAGGTGATACTAACGATACGATAACATCAAATCCTTGATTTGCCAAATATCTTGCAATAGAATGTGCTGTTTTTATGTTATTTTCTCTACCTTGTTTAGAATAATCTTTATTAGTTAAAATTTCGCGTAAATCATCTCCATCAATATTAAATACTGTTGTATTTTCATTTAATTCAATGTAATGTTTTAACATTTTAGATAAAACTGTTTTACCATGTCCTGGTTGTCCTGTGAGCCAATATATCATGTGTTTTTAATTGAGTTTATAATTTCATTAATATCAAACATTTCATTAACATCCATATATGGACATTCATATGGTACACCTTCAAATGAATAATCAAATAAATAAGCATCTATTAATTTAGTATTACCTTTTGGTGGTTTTGATACTATGTTAGAATGAATAGTATATCCAAAATTTTTAGGTGAAGTTCCTACCCATAAAACAGTTGATGATAAATTTAAAGCAGATGCTATATGTTGGATGCTAGAGTCTATTAATACTCGTTTATCAGATACCCCTACTAATCCAAATAATTCCATATTACTCATTTGATAATCAATAACTTCAGCATTCTCTAATGGAATAGAACCTTGTCTCATTATTTGAATAATATGATAATCTTTTTTAAACTCTTCAACAATTTGAGTTGCTATATTATATGGTATATCTCTAGTCCAAGAATAACTTAGTTTTTGATTATAAAATGGACCTCCATTTGTTTGTAATAATAATATTGGTTTATCTCTAAGCCAACTAAGAGGTAATTGTTTTTGAACTAGATTAAAATGTATTTCAGGAAAATGACCTTTATATTTAACCCCCAATAAATCTGCCCAATTTTCAATTAAATGTTTTTGTTTAAGAATATGTGATGTTTGAAAATAAGGTTCATGCCTGAATATAAGTGTGTCTTTATCTTTAATATAGTCATCATAAAAATAACTAGTCATACCAACTTTATATACTCTATAAACAGATGGATTATTTATAAAAATCTCAGGATATGAGGCTACAATAATTATTTTTCTGTCAGGATATGTTTCATCAATAGATTTTAAAAGAGCAGTAGCTGCTATGTTTTTCCCTAATCCTCCTTCAATATGCCAAACTAAATATTTAGTTTTCTTATCAAATGAAATGATTTCTTGATCTAATTCTTCTTCAATAATTTCTGTATCAAATTTAGATTTATAACCTACTTTCATAATTAAATTTTATAACCAAAATCATTAAAAAACCAACCATAATTTTCTACAATCAGTCTACAAGCATTAGGTCCTAATACCTCTAAATAATCATCTTCTACAGGTTTAAGTTCTTGCCTAATAATATGATCTCCAAAAATACCATACCATTTATCATCCTCATGTGTTATTTGTTGAATATTTTTAAAATCATGTTGATAGAATGGTAATTCAAGATATTCATATATTTTTTTTAATTGTATATCAGGATCAGAACAAAGTTCCTCAAACTTAATAAATAAAATATTTTTATGTATTCCCTGAATTAATGTTTGGTATATTTTATCCATAGAAGGACCAATAGGTGGGTTTGTAAACCAGAATTGTATTCTTTTGTCAGTTGTAGTACCTGTTAAATTAACCCAATTAGCTAAATGATGATCTTGTAGTGGATGTTTTCTAAATTTTTTTTCTAAAGAAGAATATACTGCTCTTATATCTCTAATCATACAAATAATTTTAGGATTAGGATCAAAAGCATTAATAAATTCCCATTCTGAATTCCATCCTCTTGATTTATCTATTACATAAGGTTTATCAGTTATATTATTGTAAAAATTATAAAGACCTCCTTTAAGGAAGCCTTTAAAGCCATTTAACATTTCTTGCTCATTTTGAGCTTTAATTTCTAAACTATCTGTAAATATAGTTCTAGAGGTAGCCATCATCTCAAATAAACCAGATGTTGGAGTAGCATATATTTCTGGGTTTTGTCCTAAAATATTTTGTATTAAAGTAGACCCAGCCCTCGGCATAGAACTATTATAAAATACTTTTTCTATCATAACTTTTTTAATTTAAAACTAATTTAAATATTTTTAATATATTATTTCTCCAATTCCTAAACTACCAGATACAACTTGTGTAACTGTGGTACCTTGTTGAGTAGCTATAGTATCTAAAATAACACTATCATCTTCTCCCCAACTAGTAATTGCACTGCCTGAAAGTTTTACACTGTCAACATAAATACTTTTAAAACTAACTACTTCTCCATCATTATTAAAAGTACAATTTCCATAATATACACGGAAATTTACTTCATTAGTTCCTAAGACATAAGGATTTGCGGTCGCTGTAATGTAATCTCCAGTAATATATGCTGGAGAAGGATTAAATAATGTTGTTTGTTCAACAATACTAATAACTGGGTTGATTTTGCCAAAAATTGCTGTTTGTGCCATATTTATTTTTTATTATAAGTATTTAATTTGATATAAAATATATTAATTTAATTTTAGATTTCCAATCTAGTTTCAACAATTTTTAATCTTTCGTCTAATTCTTGAATTGATTTAATTACAGGAGCTATTAATTCTGTATAAGTCACACGATATGCGTCTTTTTTAGGATCATGTCCTAAAGCATCAAATCTAGTGTCTAATTCTGTTAATGCTTGGTTTAATTCTTGAGCTATTAAACCATAATGTTCTTTTTCTCCAGCTAATGTGCCATCTTTTTCTCCATATTTAAAACCACATTCTCTTACATATGTATCTCTATGATCCTTTTTAAAGGATACTGGTCTTAGTTTACGAATTAAATTTAATCCTAAATCAGAAGATAATGTTTCTATTTCTGTTTTATCTCTACAATCAGAAACTTCTGACCATGCTACATAAACACAATTACAAACATCATTTGCTGAATTTCCCCAAACTGTGTGGTTAGCTGCTGATGCTAAAGAATCAGATCCAACAGCTATAATATTAGAATGATTATAATATAACTGCGCTCTATAACCAATTGCTGTACTAGTAGCAGCTGTTGTGTTAGAATATAATGCTGAAGATCCAATTGCTACATTTTTATTACCACTTGAATTATTAAATGAAGAGTTAGTTCCAATACCTATATTATTAGAGGAATTTGTATTATATAAGGCATTACGTCCTATTCCTATGTTACTAGCTCCTGTAGTATTATCTAGTAAAGCATCCTTACCAACAGCTACGTTATTTGCTCCAGTAGTATTATCTTTCATAGCATTACTTCCAATAGCTACATTACTATAACCTGTTGTATTACCGCTGAAATTATTTCCAGGCCCTACTCTAGTATTTGTATCAATAGCTCCTGGACCTTTACCAACAAATACACCATGTATTAACATATCTCCAGGGGTACATACTCTACTATTTCCAGCATCAAAGAACATTAAGCTTGTACTTTGAATTTGAGTAGTATTACATGTAAGTACTGGGAATCCTGGTTGATTATTAAATGTATTTCCACTTATACCTGCAGTACCATTTACAGATAAACCATTTGTACCTGCTGTACCTGAAGTACCTGAGGTACCTGAGGCTGCACTTGCACCATTTGCACCTGCTGCTCCATTAGCACCATTTGTACCATTTGTACCTGATGTGCCTGAGACTGCACTTACACCTGATCCTCCTGCATTACCATTAGCTCCTGTAGTACCTGAAGTACCATTTGTACCTGAGGTAGCACTTACACCTGATCCTCCTGCATTACCATTATTTCCTGCTGTACCTGAAGTACCTGAGGTACCTGATACCGCACTTGCACCATTTGCACCTGCATTACCATTAGCTCCGTTTGTACCATTTGTACCTGAGGTACCTGAAACTGCGCTAACACCAGATGCTCCAGCGTTACCATTAACTCCATTTGTACCTGATGTACCGTTTGTACCTGAGACTGCGCTTACACCTGAAGTTCCTGCATTACCATTAACTCCATTTGTACCTGATGTACCGTTTGTACCTGAGACTGCGCTTACACCTGATGCTCCGTTAACTCCTGAAGTGCCATTTGTGCCTGAAGTACCATTTGTACCTGAGGTTCTTGATTCACCTGAAGCTCCAGCATTACCTGTTGCTCCAGTTGTACCATTTGTACCATTAGTACCCGAAGTTGCGCTTACACCAGATGCTCCAGCGTTACCATTAACACCATTTGTGCCTGAGGTACCATTTGTGCCTGAGACCGCGCTTACACCTGAAGTTCCAGCATTACCATTAACTCCATTTGTACCTGAAGAGCCATTAGTACCTGAGGTACCTGAGGCCGCACTTGCACCTGAGGCTCCAGCTGCTCCAGCAGTACCACTTGATCCATTTGTTCCTGAAGTACCTGAAGTAGCACTAGCTCCTGAAGCTCCTGCGTTACCTGAGGTACCATTTGAACCTGAAGTACCTGAGGTAGCACTTACACCTGATGTGCCTTCGACTCCATTGATTCCGTTTGTACCATTAGAACCTGAGGTACCTGAGACCGCGCTAACACCTGAAGTACCAGCAACTCCATCAATACCATTTGAACCATTTGTACCTGAGGTACCTGAGACTGCACTTACACCTGAAGTACCTGTATTTCCATTTATTCCATTTGTGCCATTTGAACCTGATGAGCCTGAGACCGCGCTAACACCTGATGTTCCTGCTACACCATTAATACCATTTGTACCTGAGGAACCATTTGTACCTGAAGTTGAGCTTATACCTGAGGTACCTGCTACACCATCAATACCATTTGAACCATTTGTACCTGATGTTCCTGATAATGCACTAACACCTGAGGTACCAGCAACTCCATCAATACCATTTGTACCGGCTGAACCTGAGGTGCCTGAAGTACCTGATGTTCTGGATAGACCTGAATCACCTGCTACTCCTGAGGTACCGCTTGAACCATTTGTACCTGAAGTACCTGAGATAGCACTTGTTCCTGAGGCACCATTATTTCCTGAGGTACCATTTGAACCTGAAGATCCACTAGTACCAGATAGAGCTGAAGTTCCATCTTCTCCTATATTTCCGTTTGAACCTGAAGTACCTGATGTTCCTGATGTTCCTGAAATTGCACTTGTTCCATTTATACCTGCCTCTCCATTTGTACCTGCTGAACCTGAAGTACCACTTGTACCTGAGGCTGCACTTATACCATCATCTCCTGTGACTCCATTTGAGCCAGATGAACCTGAGGTGCCTGAAGTACCTGATGTTCTGGATAGACCTGAATCACCTGCTACTCCTGAGGTACCGCTTGAACCATTTGTTCCAGATGTTGCACTAACACCTGAAGTGCCTGCTATACCATCAATTCCGTTTGAGCCATTTGTACCTGATGTTCCTGATAATGCACTAACACCTGATGTTCCTTCATTACCTGAGGTACCTGATGAACCATTAGTTCCTGAAGTACCTGATGTTCTGGATAGACCTGAATCACCTGCTACTCCTGAGGTACCGCTTGAACCATTTGTACCTGAAGTACCTGAGATTGCTGAAGTTCCATTTTCTCCATTAACTCCATTTGATCCTGATGTACCTGAGGTACCTGAAGTACCAGAAATAGCACTTGTACCTGAGTTTCCGTTATCTCCTGAGGTGCCACTTGAACCAGAAGTACCTGAAGTTGAGCTTATACCTGAAGTACCTGCATTACCATTATTTCCTGAGGTACCATTTGAACCTGAAGTTCCTGAAGTACCAGAAATAGCACTTGTACCAGAAATTCCATCATTTCCTGAAGTACCATTTGAACCTGATGTGCCTGAAGTTGCACTTATACCTGAGGTACCTGCATCTCCATTAATTCCATTTGACCCTGAGGTACCTGAGGTGCCTGAAGTAGCACTTATTCCTGAAATTCCATTATCTCCTGATGAACCACTTGAACCTGATGTACCTGAGGTAGCACTGATACCTGATATACCATTATCTCCTGATGAGCCACTTGAACCTGATGTACCTGAAGAACCTGATGTTCTGCTCTCACCACTTAAACCTGAAGAACCGCTAGTTCCGCTTTCTCCTGATGAACCTGAAGTTCCTGAAGAACCGCTAGTTCCGCTTTCTCCTGATAAACCTGAAGTTCCTGAAGAACCGCTAGTTCCGCTTTCTCCTGATGAGCCTGATGTACCTGAAGAACCTGATGTTCCGCTCTCACTACTTGAACCTGATGAACCTAATGTACCTGAAGAACCTGATGTACCAGAAGTGCCTGAAGTTGCACTTTCTCCTGAAGTACCTATAGATCCTGATGTACCTGATGTACCTGATGTATTAGATTGACCTGATTCACCGGCATTACCTGAAGTACCTATAGAACCTGAAGATCCACTTGTACCTGAAGTAGTACTTTCTCCTGAAGTACTTGCATCTCCTGAAGTACCTATAGAACCTGAAGATCCGCTAGTACCAGATGTAGTACTTACACCTGATGTACCATTTTGTCCTGAATTACCATTTGAACCTGAGGTACCTGATGTACCTGAAATTGCACTTGTACCTGAAATTCCATCATCTCCTGAAGTACCATTTGATCCTGATGAACCTGAAGTACCTGAAGTACCAGATATACCATCTTCACCTGACGTACCTGATGAACCTGAGCTACCACTTAAACCACTTATTCCTGAAGTACCATTTGCTCCTGAAGAACCAGAAGAACCTGTTGAACCTGAAGTTCCAGAAATACCTGATGAACCTGAAATTCCTGATTCACCACTTGTTCCTATTGAACCAGATGAACCTGATTCACCTGAAGTGCCTGAAGTGCCATTTCCTCCAGATACACCATTTGATCCGTTTGAACCAGAAGTACCTGAAAGGCCTGAAGTTCCATTTTCTCCAGCTATACCATTTGAACCTGTTGAGCCAGATGAACCTGAAGTTCCTGAAATAGCACTATCTCCATCTCCTCCGGCTACACCATTTGAACCTGTTGAGCCAGATGTACCTGAAGTACCTGAAGTGCCTGAAATACCTGAGGCTCCATTTTCTCCAGATGTACCATTTGAACCTGTTGAACCTGATTCACCTGAAGTACCTGAAGTACCATTTTCTCCAGCTACACCATTTGATCCGTTTGAACCTGATGAACCTGATGAACCTGAAGTACCTGAAATAGCACTTATTCCATCTTCTCCAACTATACCATTTGATCCGTTTGAACCAGATGAACCTGAAGTACCTGAAGATGCTGAAGCTCCGTTTGCTCCAACTGCTCCATTTGAACCAGCTGAACCTGAAGATCCACTAGTACCTGAAATTGCACTTTCGCCTGAAATACCGGCTTCACCATTTGAACCAGATGAACCTGATGTGCCTGAAGTACCTGAAGTTCCATTTTCTCCAGCTACACCATTTGATCCGTTTGAACCTGATGAACCTGAAGTACCTGAAGATGCGGAAGCTCCGTTTATTCCTATATCACCAGAAGTACCATTTGAACCTGAAGAACCTGATGTACCTGAGGTGGCACTTGCTCCATCTTCTCCAGCTACACCATTTGAACCTGCAGAACCTGATGAACCTGAAGTACCTGAGACTGCTGAATTTCCATTTGTCCCTATATTACCTGAAGAACCTGCTGAACCTGAAGATCCACTAGTTCCTGAAATTGCACTTTCGCCTGAAATACCAGTTTCACCATTTGAACCAGATGAACCTGAAGTGCCAGAGGTTGCGCTTTGACCTGAAATACCAGATTCACCGTTTGAACCAGATGAACCTGATTCACCTGAAGTGCCTGAAGTGCCATTTCCTCCAGATACACCATTTGAACCTGTTGAGCCAGATGAACCTGAAGTTCCTGAGACCGCACTTTCACCTGATGCTCCTATATTACCTGATGAACCAGCACTACCACTTGAACCTGAAGTTCCTGAAATTGCACTTGTTCCATTTTCACCGGTTATACCATTTGTACCAGATGAACCTGAAGATCCACTAGTTCCTGAAATTGCACTTGTTCCATTTTCACCGGTTACACCATTTGAACCAGATGAACCTGAGGTACCTGAAGTACCTGAAGCTGCTGAAGTTCCGTTTGCTCCTATATTGCCTGAAGATCCAGCACTACCGCTTGAACCTGATGTACCAGATTCAGCAGATGTACCTGAAATGCCTGTATTTCCTGAAGATCCATTTGATCCTGATGTGCCAGATGTACCTGATACACCTGCAGTACCTGAGGAGCCTGAAAGTCCACTTGTACCAGATGTAGAATTTACATATCCAATTATTCCTGTTTCTGGATTGTAAGTTACAACATAAGGACCAGATTGAACAGGAAGTGTTTGTAATACAATTGGTTGAGTTGAACCTGAAATTACTAAAGAACCAGTAATAACAGCTGAACCTGAAAAAGGAAATCCTGTTCCTGAACCTCCAGAACTAGTAATATATACTGTTATACCATTTGTGTCAAAAGAGGTTAATTCAACAGAGCCTGAAAAGTTTATAAAGGGAACACTAGAACTAACTAATGTACCATTTTGGTAAATATCAATTGTGCCTCCACCACTTGTTGGATCTATATTATATACCCCTACAGGAACTTGGTCTAAAAATCTTACTTGAGCCATTATATGTTATTATCCTCTATAAATATTTAAAAAACAATTATATTGCATTTACTTTTTTCTTTATTTCTAAAGCTTTTATAGTTTCTGGGGTTGTGATGGTTCCATTATTATTTACTTCACCATCGTATATAGCATCTACTGAAGATGCTTCTATAGAGAATATAACTTTAGTTTTATCTGAGAATTTCTTTAATGAATTTAAATCTTTTTGTAATATGTTTGGTGTTATATATCCATGTAATTTTAAATTAAATGTACTTTTAACAATACGATCATTGTCTTGAACTAATTCTGTTTGGAATCCAAACGAATCAATCATAGTTTTAAATTTAAAACGTTGTGGATCACCCCAGTATGAATCAGAAGCATATTCCATTGCTTCAACAATTTTATTTAATTGTTCAACATAATATGTGAATACAACACAACTGTAAGTTATTGTTACATAATCTGGTATTACAGTAGCATAATATTGTTTTTCTGGAATTCTATTGTTTAGTACTTTAAAATTGTCATATGAATTTCTAGGATCATATTTCTTTTGTGATATACTGTAGTTGTGGGGGTTGTTAGCGTCTAATTTGTTTCCTATAGATCTGTTTTTCTCCATGGAATCTCTTTTAAACATCATTAAAGGTGCCATAATTTTACCTTTTTGATCTCTATAATATCCATCTTTTTGATATGATTTCCATTTTTCAGGAGAACCATAAATTACAGGAACAGGTAAACGTTGACCATTTTGTATTACTGAGGGTTGGATAACGTTTTCAAAATAGTAAAACACAGCTTCATCAATATCTTGAATACCGATACTGAATGGTTTTACATTATCTCCTTTAAATGATGTATTTAACGCACGTTGTATCCCAGGGACATCAGGGTCCGCGAAATTGGGGTTTCCAGCAGGACTATACGTTGATTTATGCTGGTCTACGCTAATTTGGCGTTGGGTCTTCGGTGTGGGTTTATGTAGTCTTCCTTCGCTCATTATAGTCTAGATATTTCAATGTTAATTTTATCAGATGGAGTGTAATGACATGTACAAATTACAGATACGTTATATCCAAAATCTCCTAAATCTGTTTCATATGGATTATTTCCATCTGCATCTAAATAAGGATATTGAGGATTTTTACCTACAAAGAATTGAGTTGTATTAACATTATCTATTTCCCAATATCCATTTTGATACATAATTACATCTCCTATTTCTGGGAATACTTGAGAATCTACAAGATCATCACGTAAAAATTTAAATGTTACAGACCAGTTAAAGTCTGTACCTAAATCATCTACTGTATAATCAAAGGCTGATGGTTCAATAAGTGCAAATAATAATACTGGGTCTACAAAATATCTTCCTTCAGCTGCTTCCCCATACATGTTAACAGGTGTCTCTCCTACTTTATATTTGTAGAAGACAATCTGTTGAGAAATGATTTTATGCATCAATTCTCTATTAACATGTCTGAACATGCTTATGTCGCGTTTTTCTCCAAAAAGAGCCATATTATTTATTTAAGCAATGTATATTGGCATTGGTACTTGACTAATTTCTTGAACACGAGCAACTGTTTCTGCTGCTCTTCTTTCAAGTAAAGCTTGACGTGAAGTTTGATCAAAATATTCTCTTAATCTTAAGATTAATGCTTCTTTTGATGTTTGAGCACTTGTTATTAAAGTATCACCATTTAATGTTACTTCAGCACCTGGGATTGGAATTTGAGAGTATTTATTTCTAGTGTATCCTAACATTTCTTTAGCTAATGCTAAAGTATATTCAAATATCCAACTTCTACCAATTGAGTTAATTTTAGAGTATGTTGGGTTAACATAAGGAACATCTGAGGTGTTATTTATTTTGTTGGTTCCATTAGTAAATGCTGAGTCTAATCGTTCTTGGATCTTAATGAAATCAAATATTAAGAAATGTCCATACCCTAAATCTCCTCGATCTTCTTCTCCAATATCAAATCCTCCAGTACCAGGAATAGGAAATACAGTTAATATATTATTTACAATATTAAAAGTATAATTAGATAACATTACTGTATTCTGCATTTCAATAGCTTGTATATTTTGCATATTGAAACTTGTAGGCATCATTAAGTAATTAGCGAATCCATATCCAAATCCATATAAACCTGCTGCTGGTACTCCACCTAATCCACCTTGTCCAGTCATTAGAGTGGTAGAATATAATTGACTTACTGCTGGGGGTGGTTGATAGAATACATTTTTAATTTCAATTCCACCTACAATATTTTCATCTTCTGCCCATTTTGTTAAATCATATCTCTGTACACCTCGTTGTAGTTCTAATTGACCTTTATACCAAGTAACATTACCACCAGCTCCTGCTTCTTCTCCATATTGTTGAGATATTCTAACAATATTAGCCATTGATGGAGTAATAATATCTGTGTTTACATTTACAGTAGTTGATGCTCCTTCTAAAGATAAATAATTGTCTCTAGTTTGAAACGCGTATAATTCATTACCATATATAGTTGTGGCTTCTTCAAATCCAGCCCAAAAATTAATATCTTGTAATTCAACATTCTCAATAGGATATCCTAAACGAAGAGCACAAAAGTTAGCAACCCTGTTAGCATCATTTTGGAATTCACCATCATTATCATAGAAACCAAATGGAGTTGGTGGTGGCCAACTTTGGCTTACATAGAATGATGATGATACTTGGGCAAATGAACTTGAACCAGGCCAAATAGCTATTGAGGTTGATGACATGTTTTTCTATTTAGTTTGTAGCAATATAATATTCTATATTTGCTGATGTTGTTGAAGGTTGAACTTTTACTGATTTAATATCATCAAATGTTAATCCACTAGTACTTCCTGTCATTTTACTAGTAGATAACATATATGAACTACCAGTAGAAATTAAATAACTCATAGCCTCATTTGATGAAGATATAATTAATTTAATAGGAGTAGATGTTGAATTGTTAGTTACTCTAACATACTGAATACTACTTGTTACAAAAGTACCAGCTCCTGGGTTTGCATCCATTGAAAATAATGTAGTAACTGATCCTGATGGGACACTAAGACTTCTATTATCAACATAATTAATATTATTAATAGTGTTAGTAACAGAGGATCCTACATTGTCTCCATTTAAATTTAATATTTCAAATATTTGAGAAGTAAAAGTTGCCATGTTTTTATTTATAAATATTAAGATGTTTTGTTTTTATATTCATAATCTAATATTTTACCTACTAAATCAGATCTATGGTTTTCTTTTAATTTAACCCATTTAATTTCATCTATTTTTTTAGATAATTCAATAACATATGATAAACCATTCATTTCACCTGTTGAAGTTTTAATATCAGTTTGTTCATTATCTCCATTAATTATGATTTTACCATTTTTACCTAAACGAGTTAATATGGCTAACATTTCTGATTTTGTTAGGTTTTGTGCTTCCTCAACTATTAGAACATCATCTACTGTTTTTCCTCTAATAAATTGAACAGGCATTGCTTTAATTTTTCCATCTGTAATAAGTTTTGGAACTTCAGTTTTATCAACACAGCATTTGTTTAGATTTTCTACTAAAGCCTCCATATATGGATCAAATTTTTCATTTAATGCTCCTGGTAGATATCCTAGACTACGACCTACTTCAATTGCTGATCTTGTGTTATAGATACAATCTATTTGTTTCTTTTTTAAGAAATCTAAGGCTGTTTGAGCACAAACTAAAGACTTACCTGAACCTGCTCTTCCTGTTATTATAACAATTTGGTTATCTATAATTGTTTGTTTGGCTTCTTTTTGTTCAGTGTTAAGTTGAATTTGACTAATCGCTTTAATTTCAGATTTCCGTTCTCTGTTTGATTCTCTCATAAATTATTTTTTTAGTTAAAACATTTTCTTTAAATGTTTATTATTTTTAAGCTATTCTACCAACAGTTAATATAATTGAGGGGATATCAGGACCTACAGTTGGTGAAGTATTATAATGGATTCTAAAATTAGTTTGATCTGCACCATATCTTAATTCATAATAATCTCCAGCAGAGGCAGATATATAAAAATTCCAAGCAGCTACTTGAGCATCATTTTGCCCCCCAGCTAATGTTATTTGAGTATTAGTTTCAGGTACATTTGTTCCATTTTTTGCTAACCAAATATACCCATTTACAGTAGTACCACTTGTTTTATCAACTTGGGCTGAAAATTGGATATCATATATTCCAGTATTAGATATTTGAATTTGATTTCTAATTGGTCCTCCTATAGTTATACCACTACTAAAATCTGTTGAACTAAAAGACATAGAATATGGAGTATTTTGGGCTACTGTAGTTAAAGAAGCTGTATGATAAGCCGATAAATAATAGCTTTGAACTGAGCTTGTATAGCTATTAAAAGTTGAAGATGATACAAAGGAACCAGTTAATCCAGTATAAATTTCATCAAATGTTGTTTGTTTTGTTACTCCATCTTGCACTATAGCAAATAATTCATTACCTGTTAAAGGATCAGATGATGGAAGTTGTGATATTGGTAAATTTGGCATATTATTAAATTAAAGCTGTTACAAATATTGATGAACTATCTTCTTGTAAGATAGTAAAATAATCTTGAGAAATAGAATTATATTCTTCCTGTGCTAAAAATCCTATATTTTGAATTGTAGGGATATAAGGACCTTTATTTTGATATGTTGTCCAATTACTTCTAGCTTCACTTAATTGATATAAATACTGATTGTAGTATTGTACTTGTTCGTTTATTTGGAGTTTAGAAATATGGGATAATTGGCTAAATTGAGGCCATGTTATTTCTTCAAAAATATTAAACATGAGTGTTTTTATTATACATATGAAAAAAAGCCCCGCTTTCGCGGGGTTATTCATTTAATATTTATTACTTTTTTCTCGGTTTTTAGTTTTTTCTAAAGGTTGAGTGTTAAGGTAATGAAAACATTTATATAAATTTTCTTCGTTATTCAAATCAAAAGAATCTACTGGTTTAATATGATCTATTTCCCAATATTCTCCATAATTATCCCAATTCATTTCTGAAGTAAATTGATATTCAAGATACTGAGTATATTCATCCATATTGCATCCTAAATATTCTATGGTACGATTTCTTTTTAATGTCTGATATGTTTTAAGAGCTTCATTAATTCTAGCTGATGTTACATGTTTTATTCTAAATGATATATCTGTGTGGTATTGGTTTTTATTCCATTCTCGATATAATTCTTTTTTAGTATGGTAATGATTGTTACAATATTGATTAAAATATTCTTTATTTTGATCTCGGTATGTTTTATAGTAGTCTGAGCGAATATCTTTAGTTTGTAAATAATATTGTTTTTTTTCTTGTTTCATACAAGTTTTACAGTAAATATGTTTACCATCACTTGATGTTTTTTTATTATAAAATTCATTTATATTATATTGTGAATTACACATTTTACATATTTTATTATCCATAGTCCAGAATTTTCAGGTCTATTATACATATTAAAAAGAGCCGCAAAATGCGGCTCTTAATAATCATTCTATGGTTTTATATTAGATGGTGTTTAAACCATTGATATAAATTTTGCCATAGAATTCCGGACGAAGCATTTTCTTAGCGTAACGGGTTAAGAGACCTTTTCTTGGTGTGAAGGTTTCTGGATCGTACACTAATGGAGTCATGATCAACGGAATATAAGGAGCAAATACAGCACCTGTTTCTAGGAATTGTGAACCTTTGTATCCCATTAAGATCAAGTTTTCAGTCATGTATGGGTTCTTGTAAACCTTGTAACGACCGTTAACTGAACCAATTTTCTGAACACCGAATGCATATTCCATTTGATCAGCTTCACCGTTGTTTGTAGAAGCAAATCCTGGGATTGACTCAAGGATAGTTGCTACAGTTGGTGAAGTGATTAAGAAATTAGCACCACCTCTTAAGGTTAACTGGTGGATCTTGTTAGATACTTTTTGGATTTTAGTACCTAAAGTTTGGAACCACTGACCTTGAGTGTTGTAGAATGCTGAAGCATTGTTTTCAAATGCAGTACCAGTAGCATTGATTACTTGGTTGTTAATAGCTGACCAGTATTCAGTTTCAGCAGCAGCATCTTCGATTAACATATCTAAGATTTCTAAATCAATTTCCATTGAAATATACTCACTCATGATGTTTGTTAATTCAGCTTCTGCGTCAATGTTCTGGTAAGCAGCTAAGTCTTGAGCAAATTCTGGCGTCCATACTGCTTTCAATTTCTTGGTTTTTGCAGTGATGGCAGATGATTGCATTCTAACATTGATTTCAGGAATAACGATGTCTGTTGTTGAAGCAGCGTTTGGTACTGAGAAAGCACCTTCAGCTTCAAAATCACCTCTACCTGAACCACTGAAGTTGTTACCACCTGAGAATACTGGAATACCTTCTTGGTTACCGGCTTTCTGATAAGTTACAACGTATGGACCAGTGTTTGCGATTTCAGCAGTTGAAGCTGATACGTAGAAAGTAATAGTGTTGTTAGTGTAGTTGTAAGTAGTGAATTGGTTTAAACAATCCTCAACGGCTAAAGTTGAACCTGAAGTTAAGATAAATCCACGTACTGCATCTTGGTCAAATGCTACTAAGTTTGTGCTAGCATCAGGGAAAATAATTTCCTTAATTGTACCAGCAGCTACTGATGCTGAGAAAGCAGAATCAAAATTTACGTCAGCAAATGAAGCTGATGAAATTGAAGCTGTAGTGATTGTAGCTGAACCAGAGAATTGGTTAGTTGCATATGTAAAACGACCTTCTGGACCACCATATAAACCGCCAACTGCTTCTGGAGTAGAGAATGGGAATCTTGAGGCAGTGTTTCTGTTACCATATAATGAAGAACCTGCAGTAAATGGTGACTTAGAATTACCATATTGGAAATCTAAGAAGAACACCAGGCCTGAAGGCATGTTCATTGGTTGAACTGAAACAAACTCTTTAGCTACGATAGTACCGAATACTTTTCTAACTAAAGGAAGAGCAATACCAGCCCAGTTCTCACCTTGTCCGTTTGATACGAAAGATGAATTTGAAGAGATAGTGTTTGCTTCTGTTACTAACTGCTTAGCTTGGTTTTCTAATAGAATAGACATGTTATTCTTTTCGATTTCACCTAAACTTTCAAGTAAGCCTGTTTTAGCCCACTTGCCAGCTAATCTAGCAGCATCGCTTTGCATGTTCTTCCAAGAACCTGCAGCGCTTTCTAATAATTGTTGTACTTGTGACATTTTTTAAATTTGGTTTTTAGTTTTTGTTAAATTTTATTACTTAATACCGGCCAATTTCTGCCATCTGGAGAATTGGTCGTTTACTTCAAGTATTGGTTTCTTTGTTGGAGCAACACCTGATGCTTTAGAAGCACCTCCGAACATTGATTCGTTGATAGAAGTTTTCTTTTCTTTAGCATTATTAGATAGTGTTTCAAATACAAGTTTAACTTCTTTTACTGTTGCTGCTTTATCAAAAGCTTCCAATACTTTCACTTTTTGTGATTCTGATAATGTTCTGGCTTTGAAGATTTTGTTAGTGTAAAGTAACTTAGCGTTTAATAAATTAACTTCGTTAAGTTCAGCTCTGATAGTGTTGATTGCTTTATTAGCTTCTGCAAGTTGTTCTTCCATTTTCTTGGCTTTCTTCTTGTAGTCTTCAACTCCTTCTTCTTCTGCTGTGTCTTTTTTATCACCACGTTTTTTAGCAGGTACATCTCCTTTATTACCACCATATTTCTTTCTTTCAGTCATTAATTCGGCTAATAATTCTTCGATGTCAACTTCTTCTTCATCTTCCATTTCTATTTCATCATCACCCATTTCGCCTTCTACTTCACCTTCCAGTTCACCTGCGGCTACCATATCAGCGATTACACTTTCAATGAATGATTTAAGGTCTTCTTCAGTCATGTTTTCCAGATCCATTTCTTCATCTTCTTCGCCCATTTCCATATCTTCCTCTTCAGCCACATTACCATGTGCTGTGGGTCCTTTGGGATCGTTGATTAAGTCCTCTTCACCTTCCATCATTTCTTCTTTTTCACCTTCTTCCATTCCTTCTAGTTCTCTAAGGAGTTCATCTAAGTCCATTTCTTCCATATCTTTACCTTCTTCCATGTCTTCAGCCTCATCCATGTGAGTTGCTTCATCCATTTCTTTAGATTCATCCATGTCGAAATTTTCTTCCATTTCTTCCTTTTTCTCTGCCATCATATCATCAGCTTCATCCATATTATCCATTTCAGCTAACTTTGCAGCTAACTTTTCTTTCAAATACGGTGTGAATGCTTCTTCTAGAGCGGCTTTTGCATTTGCAATAGCGGTTTCTTTTACGGCTTTTGCATCAGCGATTGCTTCGGTTAGCAAACTTCTGTTCATACCTTTTGTCCTCAAATTAAATTGTTGTTGGAAATACGCTTATTGTTAACGAATGTTAAAGCGTAATAGAAATTATTTATATTAATATGGTATAAGAAACCATATATTTCTCATATACATATATGAGGATATTTGAAAATCGCAGAGTTAGAAAAAAAAGCCCACTTTCGTGGGCTTTAGTCCAAAGATACTATCTTTGAGGGGCGATTACCTATGGTAGCAGGCTTCTTAAATAATAGGACAAGTCCCATTAGCGCAAAGTATTTCCATTAATAAAGAATTTACTTTTGCGAATTTATCTTCAATGTTATGTTCTTTACCTTCTCTAACCAAGTGCATATATGAGCCTGGGTTTGAAGGTGTAGAAACGAAATCCCAACATAATAATTCAAAATCATCTTGTACTTCTAATGTTTCACCAATTTGTTTTAAACTTCCCATTCCACGAGAAGACACACCTACTGTAACATTATTTTCTATGAGTGCTTTTAATATATTTCCAGATGAAGTAGGTAATATTTCTATTTTACCAAGTACTTTATCTCCATCCCATCTTACTTCTCTAATAACATGAGATACATTTTTTAAATTGATTATAGAAGAATCAGGATGGTCTAATTCACCCATAGCTCTATTTTCTTTAATGATTTGGGAGTATTTATCCATTTCTCTCTCCCATAATTCTTTAGGATAATATCTACCATTACCATTTTTAACTTCAGCTGTGGCTAGTACACCCTCTACCATAGGATTACCAGAAGGTGCTTTTAAACCTTCAGTTAATTGTATGGGAGATACATTAAATGGTATAGTTTCAATTAGTACTTGTTTCATTTAGTTTAATTCTTCGTTTATTAAATTACGAATTACTGAGCGGAGTTTGTTTTCTTTTAAAGAATCCAATTTTTCCTCACTCATGTCATTTAATTTTCTTTTTTCAGTATTTATCCAAGCATTAGCATTGCCTTCACCTTCAATAGATTTAACTTTTTTTCCATTTTTAAAAATATCATACATTCCCTCCCCTTTATATTCTTTAGTAAATATTTTATTTATATTACTTAATTCAGGTTTTTTAAATCCCATAGGATCATTAAACATTCCAATACCTTCATTTGTTGATTGATTTTCTTTTAAATCACCATATCCACTTGATTTAAATTTACCTTTAAGTGGTTTTGATACTTTTGATGTTTCTAAACCAATACCTTTAACACCAAACATTCCATTCTTAGCATAATAGTTAATATCTTTAGCCATGTTTTTTAATACAATAGCTTTTAATTCGTCAACTGTTTTTTTAGCATTTTTTGGATCATCCATTTCAGCTAAATACCCGATTAAGAATGATTGACCATAAACGTTATCTATGTTTTTAGGATCTTTATTGTCAAATTGATGATCTAAAGCAGCTTTAACATCTTTGTCAATTTTTTCAAATGTGTTTTGGTCACCATATTCTTTAGTGTCTTTAACACCAACAGCTTCTTTTAAATTTGTTTCAAATATTTTGAACCAATTTTTATTTGCTGTTACAGTACTAGTACCTTCAGATAATATGCTTTTGCTTTTTAATATATGAACAGCAGTATTATAGTCATTTCCTGGAGTTATTAGTTCAGGGAATACACGACGAGCACTTTTTAAAAAGTCGTCTTTGTTTCCTTTGCCTTCTTTAATAAGGTCGTATTGTTGTTGTATTGTCTTTTCCATTTGTTATAAATATTATAGATAGAATAATACTGCACCTGATGATAAAGAAGCACTTGTAACATAAATTGGTACTGTAGTTCCTGCTGGAAGTGTCCAATTTGTAGTTGCTAAATTAACTCCTTGATAATCTTTAAGTCCTGTAAAAGTTGCTGAACCTGAGACTACTGTGAATCCAGCGAAAGATCCTGTTATTGATGCTGTTGTTACTAATCCTGTTGCGTTAACTGGTACGTTTGCCATTTTATTCTTGTTTAAATAGTTCTATTAAGTCGTTTAAATAATCGTTAGCTAAATCTGTACCATATACTACAGTGAATGAATCTGGATTTTCTCTATAGAAATCCATAGTTTCATGTTTTGCTTTTTGTAGAAATGGTATTAAAGCATTTAGTTTATCTTCTAATAAATCAAAACCTTTTAATCGGCTTGATATAAATTTTCTTCTATCAGGGTCAGTTATATTTAATCCATCTAAATATGAATCTACATCTTCAGATTCCCAAAGTGGTTTAACTATAATACCTTTTGCTTTTTTATTTAATTCTTTTTGGTTAACTAGTTTATAGTTAAATTTTTTAACATAAACATTGTCTTTTACACCTTCAGGACCAGCAGCTGGACCTGGACCAAATGTTGCTCCTGGTCCTTCTTCTACTTTTTTAAATCCAGCCTGAGTATATGCTCCATATGTTGATTTACGAGGAGATGGACCTGTATGGTTTTCACCTTCACCACCTGATATAAATCCTGAATTTGAACCAATTGAGGATGTTTCTTTTATTTTATATTTGAACTTACCCATTTACTTTACTAAGTTCTTCTAAAAGTTCATAATATTGTAATAAGTTTACTAAATCATCATTACCTATATTTTTAGTTTTTCCTACAGGTGACAGTAAACTATTAACTTCATTCAATTTAATTTGAATAGTTTTATCTGTTATTTTTGATTTATGTTGATTTAATTTTGTTTTAATTTCTTGAATTTTAGTATTGTAAAATTCTTTTAATTTAGGAGTTGAATCTACTGAGTTAATAAATTCTTTTAATATTTCTTTTTGGTTTTCATTTAATGAGGCATATTTGCCATTAAATTTCTCTAACATAACTTTATATGTTAGAATACGTAAATCTTTATCGTATGATTGAAACTCAGTTAATAATTCGTCTTCAATCTTTTGTTTGTTAATATTTTTAGAGGTTAATGTCTCTAAAATTGCTATTTTATTATCTATGATTTGATCAGGGTTAGATAATTGATCACTGTTATATATTTCTAATAAAGTATATAAAGAGGCATAATATTTGTAACTAGAAATTTTAGTTTTAAAAAATTCTTCTAAATTGTAATGTTTAGATATTTCTTTAATTAAGTTATATTTTTGTCTCTTTAAAGTACCTCTGTTTAAATTTTTAGAAGACTCAACAATGGAATTAATTACTAATTCTGCTTTACCCTCTGTTAAATTTTTATACTTTGAAAGAGCCTCATATAGTTTATATTCTCTTCCTAGTTCACTCTTAATAAAGTATTTTTTTAAAATATCAGTCGCCTTAGAATCTTTACCTGACAATGTATCTGATGTAATTTGTCTGACAAGTAATTCAAATAAGATTCCTGTATTTTTATACTTCGAATGTTTTATATTCATCCTTGGTTGTTTAATTATAAATATATAAAGATTTTTATTCTCTTATTTGTTTTTCATCTAATAGTGAACTTTCTGCAATTACAGTTTTGTTTTTCACTAAACTTTCTATTAGACTTTTATTTTTTAGATAAACCTGTTTAGCTTCTAAAGCTAATGGTGAACCACCTTTAAATTTAGGATTAATAGAATCTGATTCATTATCATCATTTTTCATTCCTTTAGCCCCTAATCTATCTTTACCAAAATTATCATTTTGAGTATTACGATCTGTTGGACTTTCTTCAGGACGACCTAATTTTACATCATCACCAAATCCTACAGGTACATTTTCTGGGTCAGAATACATTCTACCTTTACCATATAGTGAGGCTAAATCATGTGGTGTACCATATGATTTACCTGTGATTTTAGGATCATTACCTTCTTCTTTTACTTGAGCATATCTAAAGGCACGTTTTTGATCTTCTAATATCATGTCTCTATATTCATCATATTGTTCCTCACTGAATTTGAATATGTTATCATAAATCCAGTCTGTAGGAAGTAATTGAGTTTCCATGATTTTAGCAGCTAAATCAACTTTTTGGGTTAATAAAGCTATTTTTTCCTGATCATATATAATTGAAGGACCTGTTAAATCTAATTCAAAATTAGTTAATTCTTCACCTGTATAACCTTGTGAATATAAATGTACTAATGCTATTTTATATAATTCTGATAATGTTATACGTTGAATTCTATCAATTGTACGGGCAAATCTAATATCTTCTGCAGCTAATGTAGCCTTACCAGATAAATCTTTTTCATAACCCATGAATGCTTTAGGTACTTTAAGAGCAGCAAATAATTTGTCTCTTAAATACTCTACATCATTAATACCATCATATTGTAAACCAGGTGCAGTTTCCATTTTAGTGGCACTGTCATTACCTCTTACAGGAATATAAAAATCTTCAAGTAAATTTTGCATATTATACTTAAGATTATATTCACCAGTATTACTATCCATTAACGGGGTACGTTTCATGGTAGAGATTGTTTTTTGCATGAAGTTTTCTACTTCATTTGGTGGTATTGAACCCACATTAATATAAAATATACGTCTATCTGGGCTACGTGATATTCTATGAATTAACATAGCATCTTCCATTAACACATATTGTTTAAAGATACGACGAGCTGGTTCTAGATATGAACGACCATAAGGTAAGTAATTAACATCTGTTAATAATCTAAAGTGAGCTATTTCATAATTATCAAAATATATGCCATTTTGATTGTCTGTATATGTGTTAAGAGTAGGAGAACCATAATATCCAGAACCACCACCATATACTCCTTCAGGTGAATATTTAAATCTTACAGCATTTGGGTGATCTTTATCATAATTTTCTTGTCTTTCAATATGATATGCTGTGTATGGGATAACATTATATACACCAAATTTTTCAGCAATCTCTAACTTTAAGAAAAAATCACCATACTTACACATCTGACGAATCCAAGACCATAAGTTAAATTCAATGTTTAATACATCATAAAATAAGTTATATAGGATTTGTTGAATATCCTCATTTGAACTTTTGATATGTAATACTTCATTCATATCATTTTTTAATGTACTCTCATCAGAGATAATATCTAAAGCTGAGGCTACAATAGCATCATAATCCATATTATCATAGTCTGAATAAACCATAGTACGTAAGTACTGCCAGTTCATATTGATTTGAGAACCTAATAATGAGGTAGTTGCTGGGGAATATAAACGATTGTACCTGTCTACTAAGGAATTTGTAGCTATATCACCTGAACGTTGGATTGAATCAACATCCATTACTTTTAGTGTATCACCACCTTGATTTCTGATTATTACGTCTGTTGAGAATAATCTTTTTAATCGGGGGAATAAATTGGTATCTGCCATTTTGTTTTTTATATGTTATAAATATTACAACAACCAACTAATATTTTCCATTCCTTTATCTGTTTGTAATAGGTATGGATTTTGAGTGTTAGAATTGTTGTAAGCTCCAATATACGTAGTCTTAGTTATATTACCAAGCGTTGCTCTAGTCATGTCATGAGATTGTTGTTGGAATTTTAAAGATGTGTCTCTTAAATACATTCCTATACCAAAACTCATTACTAAATCATCATTATACCCACTTTGAGCTTCTGGTCTACCATTCTTCCATATAAAGACTTTCATTTCTTCTAGTAATCTTTTAGAACGAATCGTTACTGAACGATCTCCTATATACTCTCTAAATTTATTAACTACTAAAGGTCTTGTTTTTAAAGACATTGTAAATCCAGGAGTTAAATTTGAATTTCCCTCATATATGTTTAAGTAAGATTCTGCAGTTAGATGATCTGATTTAGGTGAGTAATATAAATTTCTATATCCTCTTTCTATAACAGCATCTAATGTGGCCCATCCTATAGAAGCATTTTCAATTACTAGTAAAGCATTATTATATTCTGATGCTAAGCCTACTAAAAAATAACCATATTCTTTAGGAGGTAATTGACCTTTATATTCAGCCACTTGTGTGTTTGTTGCTATATCTATAATATGACATGCAGATGAGTCTTTACCATCACCTCTAGCAACATCCGCTATTACCATATATTCTCTAGTATAATCAGCTGGTTCCCAAACCCATAAGTTTTGGTCTGCTCCTCTACGTACTATAGGATCTTGTATAGTTGTTTCTTTTATAAAATCTAACCATTCTGAATAGAATACAGTATCACCAGAGGTATTAAAATCACAATCACATTCTTGGGCAGCTAATCTAGGATCACCTAGTAATTCATCTTGACGTTTTCTCCAAGTCTCATCTCTTTCAGGGTGAACATACCATGGTAATTTTATAGGTAAAAAATCGTTTTCATTATTTTCTGCTTTTACCCAAGATTGATGAAACCAATTACCAGTACCATATGGAGTAGATAATACAATAGCACCCCCACCAGTTGCTAGGGTTTGTTGGGCTGATGCCCAAATTTCTCCAATTTGTTCAATAAAAGCAGCCTCATCCACTATTAATAAAGATACAGCTTCTGATCTACCTGCATCTGAGGATGCGGCTGTTGCTTTAATTTGAGAACCATTATTTAATCTTAAAGTTAGTTTATTATTTTCTTCATGTGGTATTTTAAGCCAAGAAGGTAAACTTTCAAACATAAATCTAACTTTTGTAACCATGTTTTTAGCTGTTTCTTGTTTAGTAGCTATACATAGTACGTTTTTATCTTTATGGAATAACATTAACCATAATGAATACCCAGCAGCTAATGTTGAAATGCCTAATTGACGCGATTTTAACACGATAGAATACGGGTTATCTCGGAATAGGCGTAGCGTTTTTTCTTGGAAAGGGTATAAATTAAATAAAACACGGCCTCTTTGAGGGTGTTGGATGTTGCAATATTTCTTCATAAAATGAGCAGGATCTTCTGCACATTTCATATATTCTTCTCGAATTATTGCTTTTAAGTCTGGTTGGCTCATTTGTTTATCCTCCAATACATTCCTCCTCTAAGTACAGGTTGTAGATTGTTGTTTATTCCAACACCAATTCCATATAGATGAGATGTTTTTGTTTTTAAATATAACTCACCCCCAATATAATCTAATTGTCTTGTACTACCTTGTATCCCAGGACCTACATAAAATTCTCGTTCATTAATGAATGTTGTTTTTTCTATTGTTATCTTAGGTATACTTATGTTGTATTCAATATTACGGGATGATATTTTGTTTTGAGATACTGTATCTTTTACTAGAACAAAACCAAATGTATCTACTTTTAATGTATCTATATAGTAATATTTGCTATAATAGTCACTTAATATTTCAGTAGTATCAATTGGTTCCTTAAAACTATCTATTTGAACAACTATTTTCTCTCTCCACTTAGGAATATATTCAGGAACTGTATCAGTTACAGGGATATATTCGATAGTTGTTTTAGTGATTGTTTTAGGTTTGATGGATGGGGTAGTAGAACAAGTCCTCATTAAAATAATAATGAGGACAAGTACTAAAATTAGTATGTTTTTTGTGTTATTAAATAAATTCATATTTAGTCTTCATCTGTACCTATTGTTGGAGTGATAAAAGCATCTAATTCTTTTTTGACTTTAGTTAATTCTTTTAATCTATTTAACAGTCTATCTTTTTCACTACCTTCTGCTTTCTTCCATTGAGATACTACAGATTTCATTTCTTTAGTAACCATAGCTAATTTAGCAGCCATCTTAGTAACTTTATCTCCTTTTTTAAGATCTTTAGCTGTTGGTTCTTTTTCAACAAATGAATCTTCTTTTTCTACTTTATTCCAATCATCTTTTACCTCTACATCCTCATCTTCATCTTCAGATTTCTTCTTTTCGTCAATACTTACATTTAATCCTTTTTTAGCAAGTTCTACTGCTTTATTTTGATCTTTAGTATGAATGATACCTTGTTCTGCTTCTGAAAGGGTAGATATTATTTCTTCACGTATAAATTGTTTTAATTCTGATTTTTTCATGTGTATATTTTGTTATAAATATTAAGCTGGTGTTATAAAATCAATTTCCCCACTTCCTCCATCTCTTATTAATAGACCACCAACTGCATCTAAAGCTGTACTAACATCATTTACATTACCAAAACTTCCTCCTAATTCACCTCCATTTAGATCAGGAATAGTTGCTGCTTTAGCAAGTAAATCTGTTTCATCAATAAAAGAATAATAAGTACAAGCACCATCACTTGCGTACGGCATTATAGCCCAATAAGCATCAGTAGGTAATGGGAATACTCTTTGAGTATCAGTTATAAATGAATCAAAATTTGATATATTAGCGTTAGGATAAGCACAGCATTTATTTCCATTAGCATTTGCTGTAGATGGTGCTATTTTATTTTCTGATGGAAGATTATTTACATCAGTATTTGTTAATGATACTACATGAAAACTACCTTTAATTGTTGGCATATTTTATATTTTAAATTTATACACTAAATATAATATCTCTAGTACCATCCCAATAATAAATAAATCCCCCAACATTTGATAAAGCAATTGCTGTATCTGTAAGTGAATTTCCAAAAGATGCTGTACTAAGAGATGATGTTGCACCTATTTGAGGGTATGGAATCCTATAACTATTATCTATTAAAGATCTAGTATTTTCAAAAGAATACAATAATGTAGATGGATTACCCCCATCATCTACATAAGGTAAAATAGCTATTGCGGTAGCATCTTCAGGTGGAGTTGGTTCTAAAGTAAATAATTTTTGGAAATTATTATGAGTTGGTGATGATTGAGTAACATTTATTCTAGGTACAATTGGTATTGTACCCCATTCACTAAAATAAGTGTCCTCAAGAGCCATTGCTTTAAAATTATCTGGGCCAGTCCCTGAGGCTGATATAAAATTACCACCAGATGTATTAACTACACTTGATGTAAAAGTAGCAGCATGAAAAAATCCTACCATATTTTTTGTTATAAATATTATGGAAATAAAATAGATTTAACTTTTAATATACGTTCTTCAGTAGTTCCAGATATTTGATGGAGAT